GCCCTGCGACGTCTAGCATAACTTGACTTCCCATTGCCGAGCGTAAGGCCAGAGGACCTATTTATTATATGCACACACAAACTCACATCATACACACCAAAGCTAGCACACACATTAATCAAAGCTAGCAAACGCTTCGCCCTATGGTCCCCCATGACCCGCGTTCCTATGATTCCTTGCAATCTCAGTACCTTGCAGCCCTCCAGTATATTCAGTCTCCAAATTTGCAAATTTCTCGTTCCGGTTCGACCGATCAATAGCCAATCGCTTATGCGCGTTATGCGCTATGTACTCAGCTGGCGTGGGCAGGCGTATGAGCCCCTCTACTGGCTGAATTGCCGCAGCGTTGGTGACGTAGTCAAAAGTATCGAAGGCGGCGTATCTGGCATTGAATGGGAAGCCCATAGCTTGCCAGTCAGCAGGCGGTTGCTTGCGGACGAGCATACTGTTCCATACAACGGGCGCGTAAAGACGACACACCCGGCGCAAACCCGATTCCTTCTTCATTATGGCCGCAACGGAATCCACTGGGATGGCCCCGCCAGGAAATTCGATGCTCCCGCTTGGATCCAGGAAGGCAGAACTGCTTACGCTAGCGCACATGATAGCCATTTTGAGGATAACTTCGGCAACATACTCTGTTGGGACGCCCATGCCCGCTAGGGCAGATGAAATCTTTGCCATCTCCTCCGTGTTGGCCATATTGTTCGACACCACGCTCACAGGCATCTTGAATAGCTCATCAACGGAAAACCGGCCGTACGGGTTAGCTGGGTTCCTCCTCATTTCAGGCACAGGCTCTAGAGACGGTCTCCCAATCTCGAAGGAGATGTTTTGGAGGTTCGAATTGTAACGGCTCTCATTCAGTGTGTCGATCAATCTGGTAAGCCTCTGCTCTAGTTGGCTCTCATGATTCTCACCCCTCTGTTGCTCCTGCCTACGGTTGGGTCTTGGAGGGCGCTGCTCTGCGGTGGACTCTTCTTCCCCGGTTCCAGTCGTTGAACCCTCACCTTGTCTTGCTAGAATAGGATTCTCTTTTGGCGGCATATTTCTTCCTTCAAATCGCACCAAACCTTGTATATCAATTACAAGCCTGTACACCTAAAGGCGCACTAAGAACCTTAAGACTCGCTACAGCAGTTATGTGCTCCGGCGTCAAATCGCAACCAATCAACCGTATAGACTCCCCTGTTAAGATTATTGTGCACTGCCGCACTTCCGCCGGGTAGATGAAATAGAGCGTTATCGCGAAAGTTAGAAGTCCCAAACAAAGGTTCAATGCCGTGCCCCACATGTGACGCAGCCTGACGGACGGATACTCCGCAGCAAGATAATGCAAACTAGTAAAATGATCAAAGGCCAAACAAGCCACGTCCCCACTGTCCCCCGCTCCACGGAATTTAATTTCTTTGGCGCGCAATAGTCCACTGACTTAGTCCCGTCCCTGTACTTTCCCCCGTGTGGCAAGCTATGCTGCAAATCACCTACGTGTGGAAGAGTAGCGCGAGTCAAAAGTCCGATAAGCACAGCCGCGGAAAGGCCTATAGCTGCTGCAAGATATGTCTGAGTGTAATTAGGCGGCGGAGTAAGTGGCATCGGGATTGAGTATCAGCAATGATCTTCTATGCCGCGTTAAGCACTGAAACGCCCTCGCAGGATCAAGGATCGGTTTGCTCTCTGAAGTTGCAAAAGTAACACTCTCGAAAGTTTGGCCGCGCACTTCGTCGATGCAGTAGCACAGTAGACCGTGAGAGCTAAGCAAGTCGCCGACTTCTTTCTCAAAGAATATAATAGTGTCGCGCGGATCCACCTCGTAGATACCCCTGATTTGCACTAAGTCCTCTCCCTCGGCGGTGATGTCGAAGTTCAACTCACGCAGCAGCTGAGCTGTGCACTTACCGAAGCGATGACTCTCAGTTTTGACGAAATGTGGAGTCAGGATCTTGCCTGGGCCCCCTTGTATTGGGTCCGCAAAGAGAGCGAAAGCTTTGAGCGGTTCAACTGCCTCAAGATACTCGTCGACCAAAGTGAAGCTGCACGTTGCAGAGAAGTTCGATGCGCTGAGTATCCACTTACCTGTGATGTGAGGTTGATCTGCTTTACCGTAAGTACACGCTTCAAAGCGCCGGTCAGCTCGGATGATATCCCTAATGACGCTAGACTTACCCGCGCCAGGCACAGAATGAATAACAACTGGAATACTAAGATCACTACGAACACGCTTGAACTTATACTTATCTAAATATCTAACTAGCACATCCATCTACAATCCTACAGCTAATACCTAAGCTATCAATCAATGCTCGTCTCATAAATCAGACGCACATCCGACTTGAGCAGATGCTTGTTTTTCACGATGATACGCACGCAGTTGTAAAAAGCATCCACCTCCTCCTCACTCATACGCTCGCGCGCCCGTTCTCCCATGAGATATGCATAAGAAACCTCAATAGCGTAATTGTCAATGCAGTTGATCAGATTGTTTGTCTCCTTGGCAATGCACATTCGCTCCAGGACCAATTGCGGTTTCTTAAAAATGCCATCCGGGCTGAGATTCCAACCGCAGAAAGTGGGACTATTGGTATGGCAAACCTTCGCCTTCAACTTGAGCTTGCTCAAGAAACCTGCATGCTCGGTAGACTTGTGCAGTTTCTTGTTTGAACACATATCATCCCCTGCAAAGCAAATGCGCTCATCCCCCTTGAGCCTGTACTGCAAAAATGTGAAAAGCATGTTGGCCATCGTGTTGAATAGGAAAGTACTTGCTTCTCCCGAAAATCTCATGATGGAGAAATTGCCCAACTTGGACCCTAGATGTGTTTTTATGTATCTGTAATCCTCAATTAGGTCATTAGGCAAACCCAGGTAGCGCATGAGGCACAGTTCAAAAGCCATGATGTACTGATCATGACTGGCGTCGAAGGCCTCATAATCAGATTCGGTGCACAAAGCCCCGAATGAGCCACGCTTCACCCAAGCATCTAGCTCGCTCAACCCCTTACCAGA